GAAGAAATATATAATAACCTTAAAGATAAAATAAATGGAAAAATCAATGAATTCTACAATGACAAATCTTCAGTGGTTTTCAACGCCATCGAAAGAAGTGGCATACGAGTTGATAAATCAAAATTCGAATCGCACTTTCATGATATCGACGAAGATTACGTCTACACGCAGTACAACTTTAAAACCCTCACAGGAAGACCAAGTAATAAATTTAAAGGAGTAAATTATGCCGCACTTAACAAAGAAAACGGACAAAGAGAGTGTTTTATCCCTCGTAATGACAATTTTATTGAGTTTGACATTGGGGCTTACCATCCTACTTTGTTGGCTAAGTTGGTGGATTATGATTTTGGTGATAAGGATGTTCATATGGCCTTTGCGGAAATGTATGGAGTGGATTATAAAAAAGCAAAAGAATTAACATTTAAACAACTATATGGAGGAGTGTTTGATCAATATAGGGATTTAGAGTTTTTTCAAAAAGTACAAGTATATACTGATAATTTATGGCAAGAATTTGAGGAAAAAGGCTGGGTTGAGTGTCCTATTTCAAAACATCGATTTGAGAAAGATAAGCTTGGTGAAATGAAACCGCAAAAATTATTAAATTATTTATTACAAAATTTGGAGACGAGTATGAATGTTCATATATTGTGGGAAATAATAAGGTTATTACGAAATAAAAAAACAAAGATAGTTTTATATACTTATGATTCGTTTTTATTTGATGTAGATAAAGAAGAAGAAGATGTGTTGGATGAAATAAAAGAACTATTTAATAAATACAAACTACAAATAAAAACATGCTATGGAAGCAACTACAATTTTAAATAAAACTCCTAATATGTATACTATGGACGATTTTTCGGACATTACTAATCAAAACCTAGGAGATTTGAATAACAAGTTATTTTGCACATTCACAACTTTAGAGAATTTAGATTTACTTCTAAAGTCTATTACAGAC